AGGGGATGCGCTGCTGCTCGGCGGGCACCTGCGGCGCAAACAGCAGGAACACGCGCCGCTCGAAAAGGTTCGTCGCAATCAGGAGATCGCGGAGAACCTGTTCAAAGATGACCATTATTTCGGCGGGTGGTAGGCGAGCTTGTTCGCGATGCCCTCGATGAGCGGCTTGATGTCGCCCGCAATCATGTTTGCGATGGTGGGCCGCACCGCCGCGATGGCGGGCCGAAAAAACGGCCGCGCGGCCATCTTGGAAGTGCCGCGCTCGACAAACCCGGCATACGGCGCAAGGGTTTTGTTGACGTACAGCACCACGCCGGGCCGGTCGTCCGGTCCCTTGGTCGCCGTGATGGCGTCGCGCAACCGGCCCGGTGTCACGCCTTTGCGCTCCGGGCCTGCATAGACCGGAGCCATGTCGCGCGCCTCGTGCCGAATCACGTTCGCGGGTTTGAGCAGAATGTCTTTGATCTGCGCGCGCGCCTCGCCCATGCCGTCCGGTCCAAGCTGAATCGCGAACGCGTTGAACAGCTTCTTCATCTCGGGCACGCCTTCCCACTTGAAGGCCTTCGCGCCGCCGACTACGTTCGCCATCAGCCTGCGGCCTCGGGCGCGGGCGCGGCCTGCGCCACGATCCGCATGGTGAAGCTGAACGAGTTCTGCTGGTGGTCGGTGACGGTCGCGCCGCAGGATATCGACCCCGACGGCTCGACGGTCGCGTATATGTTCGCGTTCATCCACTTGTCGCCCATCCAGGCGATGAGCGCGTCGAACAACTCCTTCAGTCCCGCCGGGTCCAGTTCGGGCGCGGGCAGCGAGTTGGGCATTTTAGTACACCTCCATGCAGGTGATTTCCAGGCGCACGTTGCGTTCGCCCACGTTGACGAATCCGAGGATTTCCCACATGCGGTCGCGATAGGCGATGCGCCACCGCGCGTCGATATCCGAGCGGTGGCGAATGATGATTGCGGCCTTGCGCACCATGACGGCGCGGCCCGCCTCGGTCGGCTCCTCGGCCGTTTCGGGCACGATGCCCGCCCAGGTCCGCGCGACCGGCTCCCAATCCACAATCTCGTCCTGAAACTCGTTGTAGACCGGCTTCAGCAGCGCCACCAGCTTGTCGAGTTCGCCCGCGTTGACGCCGATGCGCGCGGCGCGCTGCTCGTAGCTAGTAATAGGCACTGTAGTCGCGCTCCGTCGAAATCAACGCCTCGTATGCGAGCGGCACCGCGTCGAGCGATCCCGCGCTCACCGCCTCGCGGTTGCGATACCAGTGCGCGATGAGCACCAGCATGGCTTGCTTGATGTTCTCGGGCGCGGACTGGTCGAGCGCGCCGGGCCTGCGGAGCGAATTCTCGGTGTGAATCCGCGCCGCCATTTCGAGCCCCGCGAGATACTCGTCCTCCTCGGTCTGGTCGAGGTCGATGCGGCAGTGCATCTTGATTTCATCGAGCAGGAGGACCGGCTCGCGGTCCTCTTCCGAAGGCGATAGCGGCGCGGGCGGGCGCGGCCAGATCTGCTCGCCGTCGAGCAGGCCCGGCTCCGCGTCGAGCACCGTGCGCAGGTTGCGCACGAAGTCGTCGCGGTCGTGCGCCGAGATGCGATGGTTGGGCAGAATCATCGGGGTCCTGCGCGCGGCAGCGGCTGGCTGATATAGCCGATGAGTCCCAGCGCCTGCAACAGCCACACCACGACGACGATCACGATCACGATGTTGAGAATCGTCTTGATCTTCGGGTCCATCGGGATGTAGCTGTTGATGAGCCAGAGCAGGACGCCGACGATGACCAGCGCGATGATGAGGCCGAGCAGCGTCATACCGGCACGCCCCACTCGGCGTCGTCGTCATCCGCCGTCTTGGTTTCGGTCGGCTTGAACTCGTGCGGCTTGGCCGCGCCCTGGGCGATGAGGTCCGCCGCCTCTTCGTCGGGCACGTCGGCCAACTCGCCTTTCCTGCGCGGCCTCGGCTCGCCCTTGCGGGTGTGGTCCTTGATGAACTGCACGCGCATGTTACTTGCTCTTGTGAGTCGGCGGCGCGGGCGCTTCGGCCTCGGCGGCGCTCGGCGCAAGCAGCGCGCCTTTGACGAACGCCTGCGGCACGAACACGGCCAGCGTGATGCGCTCCTCGGCGCGGATGGTAGCGAGGTTGCGGACGAAATCGTCTTCGTTCTCGAAGCTGATTTCCACCACCACCTGCTCGCGGTCGAACAGCGCCGCGTTGCCTGGGAACGCGCCGACCAGAAAATCGGGCGCGGTCATGTTCAACGTGAGCGCGACCGGCAGACCCCATAGGCGCGGCACCGCGTCGGTCGCCGGTGGCCCGCCCAGGATATACATGCCGAATGAGTTCTTCATCATCGAAATGCCCGCAAACGAAAGCGGGTTCATCACGATGGCCGACGGCACGTAGCCTGCCGCTGAGACTTGCATGATGGCCGCGTAGACCTGATCTATCGGCGTGGTCACCGGCAAGCCGCCCGCCGCATACGCGGTCGCCTGCGGCATGATGCCGAGCAGGTGGCCCGCAGCGCCGGTGCCGTAGAGAATTTCCTTGTCCTCCTTCAACGCCACGCCGTAGACCATGCGGTTGTCGATGCTCGCGCGGATGAACGGCACATCGTTCAACATCTGGCGCGAGATCTTCACGAAGTGCGCGATGGTGCGGACCACCGCGGTCTTGTCCGCGTAGGTCACGTCCGACTGCGCCTTCCGGTCGCCTTCTTTGATCTGGTAGTCGGCGTTCAGCGTCCATGTTTCGGTCACGTACTCGACCGCGTTGGTGCCGTCGAGCGGGACCACGTCGAGCAAATCGCGCATGACCAGCGGAATGGTCGGCTGCGTGAACACGCCGACCCGCTTGGGATAAATCACCAGACCCGATGTTTCGGTCGAAATAAACGGGTTGATGGCGCGCTGCTCGTATGCGGGCACCAGCCGCGATTTGATCGTGCTCGTGATGCGCGGGCGCGGCGTCGGGGCTTGCTGGTAGGCCTTGTAGGCTTCGGCCTCGATGAACTGGTGGCCGAGGGTTTGGATGCCGCCGCCGCCCTCGGGCGCGCCGAGCGCGAAGGGCGGGCGGATCGCGGCCTGCTTTACGGCGCGCAGGTCGGCGAGAAACTTTTCGACCGCCGCGTCATGGTCGGCGCGGAGCGCCTTGATCTCGGCGGAAACTTCCTCCCTGCTGGTTGCGACGGCGTGGGCGAGCGCCTTCTCGTGGCGCGTGTGGTAATCCTCCATGAGTTTCTGAAACTCGACGATCACATCGTGGTCGTCGCGCACTGGTGCGGGCGTGGCCATGTCTTATCTCCCTGGAAAATCGAGCATCGCCAGCCTGAGTCGCAGGCTTCGCATGGCGGTGCAGAGTTGCTTGTTTGCGGCGACTTCCGAATCGCCGCGATAGGACCGCGCCTCATCGACGCGGGCGAGCCGGTTGGCGGGAAACGCGGTCAGCGAAATTTCCCACAAGTCGATTTGCGTGAGGACGCGCACGTCGTCGTCCATCTCGAATTGCTCGGTGGAAAAGCCGATGCTCAAGCCCATCTTGAAATCGACCGCCTGCGCGGCTTTCACGAGCGCGAAGGCGTCGCGGCCCCCGCTGGTGGCGAGCGCGAGCAGCCCGCTCATCTGCAACCCCTTGGCGTCTTCGCTCACCGCGTTGGTGAATCCGATGGGCAGCGACCACATGTCGTGCACCGCCAGAATCGGATACTTGCCGCGCTTGTCCACGATGCTTTGCGCGAACGCGCCGGGCGCGATGCGGTCGCCGTATGCGTCCTTTGCCCACGTCGAGGCGTATCCGCCGATGACGCCTTCGGGTGCGTCGTCGGCTGCGGCCTTCAGCGTGAGCGGAAATTGCTTGTATTCGAGTCTGTGAGTCATGGCTTCTCCGGGAGCGCTGGCGCGGCGTCCGTTCCAGCGGGCACCATGTTGAGCGGTTGCAGGTACTCGTCGCCCTTGGGACCAATCTGGTTTTGGTCTTCGAGGTCGCGAATTTCATTGACGTTGGCGAAGCCCCACATGCGCGCGGTCGCATAGGCCGCATACCGGGTGCGGATGTCG